TGTCAGGTATAATCATATATATTATATATTAAATAATAATAAGACCCCGAAGGGGTCTGTATATAATATATATTAATTATAATATATATAATTATATATAGCAAGTTTTATTGAAAGGATTTTATGGGAGTATATCTCTCTGATGATTACCAGATACCAGGGCATGTATCATACTCAGCCCTGACTACCTTCATCGACTGTGGTTATCTCTACTACCTCAGCCGATTACTGCAGATACCTGAGAAGCCAGCAGTATGGAGCGCAGGTGGCTCGGCATTCCACAAGGCAACCGAGGAATGGGACAAACAACATGTTGAGTAAACAATTATGGGATGAGGCATGGAATGAGTACACGAAAGATGTCGACCTATCGACGCTTAGAGTTGGCGGCAGGGCTACGAAAGAGTATCCTAATAAGGAAGATGCCTCCTTCTGGCAAGTCAAAGGACCAGAGTGGGTACAATCGTATGTCCAATGGAGAGAGTTCAACAAGAACTGGAAGATTTGGAAGACGCCTGAAGGCGCTCTTGCGATTGAACTAGGTATCATACCTGAGTTTGCTGGAGTACCAGTGAAGATGGTTATCGATAGAGTCTTTGATGTTGATGGTCAGTTAGTTGTCGTTGACTTGAAGACATCACAACGCACGCCTGATTCAAGCTTACAGCTAGGGTTCTATCGTGCTGGGCTAAAGAAAATCTTTGGCATTGATGTAAACTATGGTAGCTATTGGATGGCTCGTCAATCAGGCACCTCTGAGATGGTTGACTTGACTAAGTACTCAACCGATATGATTGATTACTTCGTAGAAAGATTTGACAAAGCACGCCGTGCTGGTATATTCTTACCCAACACAAACAACTGTAATCGTTGCGGACTCACTGAGTTCTGTGCGTTTACTTCAAAGAAAGAGAAACAATGAACGAAGAATGGAAACTGCAAGTCTCGTATAAGACTGGCTCTGGTGATATGATTAACATCCGTGCCAATACTGCTGATGAACTTAGCGTGTTACTTGAAGGCATTGGTGACTACTCTACGCAGATTGCTGCTACTAACAAAAAGATAGCGCAGGCGTACACAGTACTCCCTTTATCGACTACAAGTTCCACTCCAAGCACAATGCCACCAGTCTCCTTACCACCCAGCCCAGTCTCGGAAGTATCAGGTACCGCAGCTCCAACCTGTAAGCATGGTGCAAGAATCTGGCGAAGTGGAACTAGCAAGTCAACTGGTAAACCATACGCATTCTGGGCATGTCCTACCCCACAGGGTACACCTGACCAGTGCAAGCCAGTAAATTAAATACAGGAAATCAAATGAGTCGTAGTCAGTTTGTCATGGGCTGGCTACGATTTCTACTAAAAAGGAATAAGCCTTGCGTACACTTGTCAGAAGCGTTGGTCGTCCAAGTATCGGCGGAGAACCATTGCCATCGTGCTTCAAAGCGTTTGAGTCGAACAAAATTATCCTCAGGCGTAGCGAAGTGTCGATGTTCGCAGCAGCGCCAGGGGTAGGTAAGTCAACACTTGCCTTAGCTCTTGCGCTAAAGATGAAGGTTCCCACCCTATACATCAGCGCTGATACCAATGCACATACTATGGCTATGCGCTTAGCATCTATGATTTCGGGTAAGAATCAAACTGATGTTGAGCAATTATTGAACAGTGATTTAGGTTGGACAAGAGCGGTGCTAGCTAAGGCTAGCCACATTGTCTGGTCATTTGAATCAGCACCATCTCTACAAGATATCGATGAGGAAGTACAAGCCTTTGAAGAATTGTGGGGTTGCTCACCGCAACTGATTGTGGTAGATAATTTAATGGATGTAGCCACCGATGGTGGCGAAGAGTTCTCTTCAATGAGGGCTATCATGAAGGAGTTGAAGTATCTTGCTCGCGCTACGAACGCTGCAGTGTTGGTATTACATCACACTAGTGAGGGTGTTACGGGTTCACCATGTCAGCCTCGTAGTGCCATACAGGGTAAAGTTGCACAGCTACCTGCACTTATATGCACACTTGGTGTTGTTGGAACGAGCATGGGCGTTGCGCCTGTCAAGAATAGGTATGGTCGAGCCGATGCAGGTGGAGGACTTATGACTTGGATTGCATTCAATCCTGAGTATATGTTCGTTGAAGATATACCAGAGAATGTTTAGGAGTTATTATGGATGATGATTACTTGGAGATACACGCAAAAGAGATGGCCTATGCAGAAGTTAAGAGAGAAGTACAGAAGTTTTTACAGAAGATTAATGATTCCAAACCGACAGTTAGGGACGATTATACGCAGGGCGTATGCGACGGACTTGACTGGGCGACGAGAATACTAGAGAAGGATAAGAGCGCATACTAATGGCTAACCCTAATGGACGCAAAGGCACACAGTTCGAGACCGATGTAATGCATTGGCTTCGTGATAACAATGCTGTAGCTGAGCGTCTTACTAAGGCTGGTGCCAAGGATGAGGGCGACTTGTATGTATTCCTTCAAGGTAAGACATACATTATGGAGTTAAAGAATCGTAAGAAGCTAGACTTACCTGCCTTCTGGGACGAGGCGCAGGTTGAGGCAAAGAACTACGCGAAGGCAAGAGGGTTGGGTACGGAGCCCTCTGCCTTCGTTGTAGTCAAGCGTCGTAACCATAGCGTAAAGAACGCTTGGGTTATACAGGACTTAGAGCAATGGATGAGAGAGAGACATGAATGACTTACCAAGTATTAGAGATGTGCTTATCCACTACGGTGCAGACATACGACGCAACCACGGGCAAACGAATTTGCGATGTCCATTCCACGGAGATACGCACCAATCAGGCACCGCAAACTTGGACACCAATGTCTTCATCTGCTTTGCATGCGGAGTTCAAGGAAATAGTTTACAAATCATTTCTCAAAGAGAAGGAATTAGTGTAAGAGATGCAAAAGACTTTGCAGAAAGAATTGTTGGAACGAGCAGCGGAGAAGTACGCAGCAAACATTTATCAGGCAGAAGGCTACCTAAAAAGCAGGGGTATTCCAATAGAGATAGCACGGCTGGCGCGATTAGGCGTAGTCGTAGAGGCTGAGGTTGGACATGAAGCATACCAAGGAAGGTTGAGCATACCATATGTTACTAAGACTGGCGTTGTGGATTTACGGTTTCGTTCGCTCAATCCTGCAGTGGAGCCGAAGTACATGGGACTTACTGGAGCTGAAACTAAAATGTATAATGTTCTTGATATTGAGCGTGCAAGTAATTACATTGGTATATGTGAAGGCGAGTTGGATACTATTACTCTTAGTTCCTGTGTCGGTATTCCTTGTGTTGGTGTTCCAGGCGCTAACAGTTGGAAGAAACATTACACGAGACTCCTTGCCGATTTCGAAAGAGTCTTTGTCTTTGCTGATGGGGACCAACCAGGAAAAGAATTTGCCAACAGTCTCGCAAGGGAACTACCAGTTACTGTCGTCCAATTCCCCGACGGAGAAGATGCTAACTCGTTCTATATTTCAAACGGGGCGCAATCAATCCTCAAGAAGGCAGGATTAGTTAATGATTGAGTTCCGTCATGGTAATAAGTATAAGTGCCCTGAGTGTGGTGAGATATTAGATAATGCCTTTGAAGTGGTTGAACATATGCTTGAAGATGGAGAAGAGTTCAACCCTTCAATGATAATTCCAGGTGGTTTCCGTTTACTACTTGGTAGTCTATTGCGTGGGCTATACGATAACAAAGATGATGCTGAGTATATCAGCCAGATAGCACAGTCAGCATACATAACTTTATTCACGGCAGAGTATTACCCTGAGATGATTGGGGAAACTGTTGAGGATATTATAGTAGAAAGCGTAATGGAAAACTTCGATGGAGAACTCAGTAAACTATTCAAGGATAGAGAGTGATGAGATATGGCAGATTATAGAACACCTAGCTGGTCTGGGCTACCAGATAACTGGAACAAACAAGGAAAAGGATATCCTGACGGTGACCTTAAGCGTCCCACTATTAACAAAGAAGAACTTATACGATACCCCACGCAGTTCGAAGAAGATGTAAGGATTGTATATGACGAGTTGATGTCGGTGCTGATTAAGAAGCACAAGGATTATGGCGCCAAGAATATTGCTGACGCCCCTGGCGGTGCGCTCAATGGACTTCGTGTTCGTATCCATGATAAGACTGCTCGTATCAATAACTTACTAGACTTCCAACGCAAGGCTGAGTATGAATCCCTTGAGGATTCGTTCAAGGATTTAGCTAACTATGCCATCATAGCATTACTAGTACTCAGGGATAAGTGGGATAAGTAAATGGTAAAGAACTCTTCGTTCGATTTAGACTTTGGATATGGTCGTAAGGGTGAGCAATTGGTCGAAGAGTTACTTACTGGTGGGCGCACAGTAGAAGTCAAGCGCGACAGGAAGTGGTGGATTACCAACAACTTATACATTGAAGTTGAGTGTTGGTTTAATAAGTCTAAAGCATGGGAGCCATCAGGTTTATCGGTGACTGAGGCTGCGTACTGGGCATTCGTGCTAGAGCAATCAACTGTTATTGTGCCTACACATATCCTTAGGAAGGGTGTACTTGAATTGGGTAGAGAAATCTCCTGCGAAGTACCACCTAATAAGTCTAAAGGTTATCTTATCACAGTTGAAGACTTACTCACAATGACACGCAAGTATAAGAATGAGAAAGAATAATGGACTGGAATAGAATCGAACGCTGGGAGTATGTAGTCACGGCAGTTGCTAGTGAGTACGCTAAGAAGTTTACTATCTGTGAGTACGAAGATATCAAGCAAGCACTATACCAATGGTTTACTGAGCACCCTAACAAGTTGGATACTTGGGAAGCAATCGGTGAGAAAGATGCTAAGAATCTAATCTATCGTAGTCTAAGGAATGAAGCGTTGGATTATTGTCAGAGATGGAAAGCCAAGACAGTTGGCTATGATGTAAGTGATTTATATTATTATGAACCAGGATTAGTAGAAATTCTATTGCCTACTGTATTGATGGGCAACTTTCATATCGCGCCTAAATTAAACCTTAGTGGTGCAGGTGGCAGACCTTCGGCACCAGCGGAGGGTGGCAACATACAAGTAATGTTACTTGAAGTTGACTCAGCATATTGGAAGTTATCTAAAGAAGATAGAAAGATATTATTCTTCCGACATGCCGAGTCGCTAGACTTCAAGGAGATAGCCAACTTTCTATCTCTGGGCACGGAGGACGCAGCGAGAATGCGTCACAAGCGTGCTATAAAAAGACTCGTCAATAAACTTGGTGGGCGTAAGCCTTACCTTGACGAGGACTCAGATAAACCAGATAGCAATGAAGGTGATGAGAGCAACAGTAGTGAGTATGGAATTGATGTCAGCGCCACCGAGGAAAGCACAGGTGGCGAGGAATAACATCGAAGTCCAATACTTCACCAAGACTCGCTCTCGTCAAATCCTATGGCATCTCCGCCACTCATGAGTGCGTCGACATATTCATCTTCACTTGCGAACTCAGGATACCATTCAAGTATCTGAGCACCGATAGATATATCTAAGTCTGCTACATCTACATCTATACCAGCGCTATGGTCTGCGTAGTTCTCGAACCCTAACCTCAATAGGGATAAGTCATACTGGAACACACCATCAGGGGTTACTGCTATAAATAGTGGGGTAGATTCAGAGCCATTCGCACCAGTTAGAATGTTATCGTAATCCTCTTTAGTTATTACAGGCTGACCTTCGGTGAAAGCTATTACATAGCCGTATAATTTATCAGAGTCGCTACTGATAACTGAGTATCCATCTAAGTTAGTTATCTGTAAATCCTCACAGAGATGTGCCTTGATTAGGTTGCTCACATCTTCGGTGTTCAAGTTGTAAGTTATCATTTATCCTCCAGTCTTGTAGAAGCCAGTACCCTTGAACTGAATACCGACTGCGTTGTATATTCTTGTCGAACTAAATCCGCAGACGCAAGTGACTGGTTCGTCACGCTCATCTACGCTTCGGGGAAGTATAGTAAGTGACTCGCACTTACCACATCTATATTCATATGTCGGCATCTTGCTCCTCTAGGTGTATTAGATAGAAGGGTTCATTAGAGATTATTTCTAATAAATCGGAATAGATACCTTTCCATAATTCTTTATTACTTTCTGCCATACCAACCAAGCCTTGGCGGTCATCATCAACACTTAGTTGAAAGCCCTCGGGCAAGTTGATAGAACTTTCAATAGTGCCAGCGTTGCGGTGTAGCACTATTTCAAGATTATGTTGCTTTGCTAGTTGATAGCATTTCGCCTTGCTAGACATTATCTCACCCCCTCTAGGTGTAGTGAGCAAACCAACTTGTTATCTTTCTCATAAAAGAAACTTCTGTCTTGATACGCCCAACCGCAATCGTCGCACTCATATGTGCTTGGTGAGTATGTTATCTTTCCGTTATCTAGTCTGACTGTGTAGCTTTCCATTTATTCCTCCTTGTTGGTTGGCACAAGTATAGCACACCTAGATTCCATTGTCAAGTCACCCTTCCAGCGTACTACCCTCAGGGGTAGGCGCAGTAGCCAGCGTGCCACAATCAGCGCACTCCATATCTACAAAGTACATATTGATAGTGCCATCATCAGAATTAAATACAGTCTTGAGATTCCATATCTCACTACCGCATGGGCATACTGTCGTCGGTGTCCCACGAATATCCATCGCATTCTTGTAGTCGGGCTTGAGTTCTGTTATGTGCTTTGGCTCTTCCATTTCGTCTCCAATCTTTAATTAAATCAGGCGCGTTAGCGCACTCGGTTGGTGATGTATGATACGCCCACTTAAATACTTTACTATTTAACTTGTTAGGTATCATTATGCTCTCACCTACGATAGGTTTATCACATGTTGAGCAGATTAAAATACCTCTTGATTGTAGTAATGTCAAGGATTTACCCATCAATACCAACCCTTCTTTTTGAAGTGAGCCCAAGCTTGACAGGGAGTTGAGTATCTATAATAGATATACTCTAGCCCCCTGTCAATCTGCTTGGTAGGGGGTGTTGCTGGGTCTAGCCCTAGTATTTGTGGAATACCGCCAGCATTCTTGCCCATAACTTTTACTTTGTTGTATGCGGTGGGCTTCCATGCTGACTCCTTACCCCACAATTTACTAAGGCAGGACATCTGTTTGTCGCGCCAATCGGATAGTCTATTAAAGGCGTAGCCTTTACTATCCTCTACTGTCCAAGTATCCTTCTTTGAATACTTGTGCGGTGTGGCTAGTGGTTCTACTATCACAATGGTAAAGATGATAGTAAATATTAGTGCTCCTATGTAATGAGTGATATGCCTTGCCATACTCTTACTCCTTCTGCGAAGGTGATAGCATCGCTTCGGATAGTTCGGTTAGTAGGTATGCCAGCCATGAGTATTCTCTCACCTGCTAGCATGCCACCCCATATGCCATACTCTATGTTCTCAGGCTTCATGCCTTCGGCTAAGCACTCTGCTTTGATGGGGCAATCTTGGCAGATACCAATAGCAAGCATAGCACTATCGGCAAGTCTTTTACGCTTAGCCATAGTGGGTCTGCCCTTAGGTTGCTCAGGAAACCACATGTCTGGCTTCGGGTGGGTGGAGCATAAGCCCTTCATATTATCCCCTATTGTGGGTTGTTTGATAGACAGGGTGTATCGTTACGATACCACTTAGCAACTCAGCCCAATCTTGAGCCTTGTCTAAGGTGTCGAACATGCCATAGAATAGCGAGTTCGTAGCGGTGTCCTCTGGAAATACTAGGACTACATAGCCAGCCACCAGCATACCTGCTAGTGGCGTGGCTACGGCAGCCCGATTGTTAGAGGGAGAAGATGACTTCTGTGTATCCATTGAGTCTGTCATGTGTGGTTACTAGCCCCTTCTTGCCATTGAGATGGCGGTATGTGCCATCGCCTAGTGATACCCACATAGACTTAGGCTTGAAGCGTGTCTGGCTTGGTAGTGCTTTGAGGATAGTTCCTCTATCGTAGGAGAAGCCTGCTTCCTCTACTTCTACTGCGAGAGAGCGTAGTTCATCGGCAAGTGAGCCGATAGAGTCAATGCGATATGCTAAATCCTCTAGCGTATCTGCGAGTAATAGGTTTGTCATGTCTTTCCTTTTCTAGTTAGTTGGTTAATAAGGTAGTGCTTGTTGGTCTTTATTATATACTCTCACCCATTGATTGTCAAAGTCAAACTCTCTTGACTTTGGCTTGGCGGAGTAGGGTGTGTAGCACATACAATCATTGTGATGTGCGCCACATGACACGCATGCCTCGCAGTATTGGCAATAATCTACGGACAGTTCTATGTCAATCAGGGCTTCACAATTAGGACACTCATCTATGATGGCATAACTATCGAACTGCGCTTGTAGTTCTGCGTAGTAGGCTTGCTCATCAGCAAAGTCTGCCTCTGTGAAAGCACCCGTATCAGCGATAGGGTTAGGTGCTGGGTTGTAATACGAGCGTGGCGTGACTATCGTCCGCTTGTAACTCGAATTACTCCACCATACACCATTGTCGTCCCAAGTGCCAAGTCTTTCATTGATTAGATAGAGTTGGTATTGGGCTTGTGGATTGGTTGTGAGCACGGCAATCTTGCTACCGCTTGCCCACCCCTCAATCATACGATAGATGTTCTCGTCCTCTAAGGCGAGCACACCACCGAGTTTAGGTAGCGTATCCTCAGCAAAGACACGCGTATCACTACGCTTATCGCCCTTGCTGATGAAGGTATCTAGCACACCATTGTGCGCTAGAAAAGTATTGGTATCATCACCCACTTGATATGGGTGGCAGTTGTCCTCGTTCTTTACACCATGCGTAGCATATCTAGCATGCCATATAGCATAGCCACTAGGATACTGCTCGCGTAGTTCCAAGAACTTAGACACCGCTTTTTTGGCACTCATTGTGCGATAGCGGATAACCTTGCCATCTGCTACGATAGCAAAGCCGAAGCCATGTGGATTAGCACATGCCCCCTCTGTAAGTTCCTCACGCTTAGGTATAGCGTTAGGCTTACATACTACTAATAGACACACATAACACCCCCTTAGGCGTTGATTAGTGTTGGAGTTGATAAGGATACACTAGGCATTTTGGACATGCGTAGGTATAGGTTAGGGTAGAGCCCATTGTTAGTGGCTACCCAATCGGCGAACCACTCCCACTTGAGCATGCCCAACTTTACATCAGACACACTCATGGTGCGAGTATATTCTACCGAAGCGTGGCACAATTCTAGGGCGGTCATTATGCCCTCGCGCTTCATGTTGCCACGAAAGAAGCGCAACTCTAGTGTGTAGTCATTGTTGGTATTGACCGCACTGTATCGCTCGGTGAAACCACCACCATGAACTTTATCTCGCAAGTTGAATTGTGGGATACCCCACTCATCAGGCTTATAGACATCATCAAAGCGAGCAAAGCGAGAGTTCCTACGCCCTGCTAACTTCATCATCTCGCGTGGATTGCGATAGATTAGAGATAAGAAGCGGTGCGTGTGAGCGCCCGACTTGAAAGCACTACGCGACACATGGACATGTAGCCCACAACTTGTAGTGTCCCAACTTCTAGCGCCACTCTTGCGACATGCTTCAATATAATTCCATAGGTCGGTGGCTTGCTCATACGCGGTGAGCGTATGTGGGTGCGACACCAACTCATAACCCCACCCCTCAATAGAGCCATCTTGCTTGAGATAGCAGACATCTGCTTGCTCTAGTTCTAGCACATCAGATATGGCGGTATTGTAATCACCCATATCAGGGTTATCACCGAAAGACATCTCAAGTTCAAAGCCCATGTAAAGATTGTTATCGTTGCCACCATGGAATACAGGGTTGGGCTTGTATGAATACTGATGGACTACGCCCTCATTATTCTGATTACATGAACACTCACCACCATTATCAGGATAGTATTCATCACACTCATCACAATAGGTGGCGTGATTGCTTATACAATCCTCACACCAATAGTCATTACCTACACTTGTGCCACCATCTCGGTGGGCATTGGAAGCGTAGTCGCAACGATTACAAGTGAAAGAGTCATTTTCCCAGCAACTCTCGCACCAATACTCATTACCTACACTATACCAATCATCATTAGTGGTATAGATAGTTTCACAGTAAGGACATACTTGGATACAATCTGAGCAGACTATCTCACTATCGTTGGTGGTGAAAGAGTCATCTTGACTTATCTCATTACTACATTGACTACAATTGATGAGTTCATCATCATTATTCTCTGGCATTATCTCACCCCCTTAGGTGTTATCGTTGCCTTCATCTTATCATACCTTAGACTTATCGTCAAGTCTAGTGTATGCTTGCTCAATCATCATGTTGCTAATCTTATCTCTAAGATTATCGGTGTGGGTCTTTAACCCCTCAAAACCTTGTCGCTTACATCTATCACTTTCAGCGCGTAGCGCGGTGCGAATAGTATCCAATTCGCTAGGTGTGATTACCAATATGTAATCACTAGACATGATACCGATAGCCATTGTTAGCCTCTCTTGTGCTTGATAATCCTACGGGCTACCATAGCACCTAGCGTGGCAATTACTAGCCACCATTGAAGGTTAAAGTATAGCGGTGCGCTTGAGAAGGTTATCCCCCAAGTGCTCACGCTAACTTCTAGCATGTTATCCATATTATATCACACTCCTTGTGTGAAGTCAATTAGGCTGGCTTATGACTTGCGCCACATGTCGGACACTTTACACCTTGAAGCGTTAGCGCGTCTAAGGTGATAAGTTTCCCACAATCGCACCGAATAATTCGGGCTGGTATTGTAGGCATGTTGCCCCCTAATCTTGCGGACTTTCCGCGTGTCGCGCTAGGGTCATGAACCCTCGCCACCTTGCGTGGTGCGCGACTAACTTCTAGTGTCCTTGAAGCCCGACTAATCGGGTCTGCTTGGTGGCTGGTATCCAATCCTTACGGGCTAGGATAACCTTCTCTCCAAACACTTCTCGCTTCTCCTGCCTATCTAGGGCGCGATTAAGGCGCTCATAGTGGGCAAGTATCTCCTCAATACTTCTAGCCATGCTCTCTCCTACTTGTTGTGGATATTGAACGCCATCTCGCGTTTGGGCGCTAGGGCGTGTAGTTGTGCTAGTATAGCATCTTGCTGTGCTTCGGTCAAGTCGGGCGTAGTTGTGCGTTTCCCTGCCATGATAGCCTTGTGCGACTTACGGGCTAGGCGGACTACTTTACCTTTCACAAGGGGCGCGAGTGTTCGCGTGTTGCCTTGCCTATCGGTAATCACTACGGGTGAGCATTGTGCTCCCGTTAGATTGTAGTTCCTCTTACCCCACGGGCGCGTTGCGCTAATCGTGAGCGGTGTGCGAACTATACTACCCGACCCCGCGTAGGGGTTAGGCACTTCTCTACTCCCTTCTCTAGTAGTTGCCTTAAGTATATCATACTTTCATCTCATAACCTAATCGGAGAGAGTTGGGCGTGTCGGTCATCTAGGGCGTAATACTCACGGGCGTCCCGTTGCTTCTAAGTATCTAGTCGCGCTAGGCGAAACCTTGCGCCTAACTCTCTCTCTATTCAGTTATGTTCCGATTATATCATAGTCTAGGGATATTCCCTAATCCTAAGTCAATCGGCGTGTCGTGCGATACCTTGAAGGGTATCTCATAACGCCCCCCATCATACACCCTCAACCCTTCACCGCATAATTTACGGCGTGTCTATAACATAAGGGGCAAAGGTGGATAATTCGGACATGCCCCGATTATATCATAACCCTAGCCCATTACCTAATTTACGGCGTGTCTGGACATAGGGGGCAATTCGGACAATCGGTGGGGGGATAGTCGCTCACTCAGCAAACTCTCAGCCAACTCTCAGATTTAATTATAACGAATTGTTATAGATACCCCTACCCCCCATCTACCCCCACCCCCTACCCCACCCTCAGCCAGCACTCAGCAAGCACTCAGGATACTCTCAGGAAATAATTATGAGGGGGCATTGTTTAAATGTGCGGTCGGTATAATATTATGTCTCACCCCAAAATTTTCTGTTATAAGCCCCCCA